CTATATTCCAAGATTGGAAACGGCCGGTCGCTCGAATCTGTCGTATGGTCCTCTGGTTGCTAAGTGGGCGGAGACGTACCAAAACATTTGTCTTTTTGAGTGGCAATTGTTGGCTTTGTCTGGTCAGTTGTCGCACGATGAAAATGGCGACCTTTTGTTCCGTGAATCTTTATGCAGTACTGCTAGACAGAACGGTAAGTCGGTTGGGCTTGGTGCAATGATTGGTTGGTGGTTGACAGACTTTGCAAAGATGCGTGGGATGCCTCAAAACATCTTGTCGGTGGCAAACCGTTTGGATCGTGCTGAGGCGATCTTTAACAGCCTGGCTCCTTTGCTTGTTGACTTGTTCGGCGCTAAAGCAATGAGAACTTTTGGTCGTAAGTCGGTGACGATGCCGGACGGGTCTATGTGGGAAGTTCGTGCAGCTTCTCCGAACTTGCATGGTGGGTCGTATGACTTAATCGTTGTTGACGAACTTTTCAACGTCTCCGATTCCTGTTTATCGGAAGCCCTGCGTCCTTCACAGATTGCTCGCAAGTCGCCTTTGCTGAGTTGCTGGAGTACAGCTGGTGATGAGTCGAGTAAGGCCATGATCCATATGCGTGAAACGGCTATTTCAGAGATTGAACGAGGCGAGCGCACACGGCTCTATTTCGCTGAGTGGAGTATTGGCGATCGGGACTGGCGTAACCCTGAGAACTGGATTTACGCTAACCCTGCGTTGGGTAAAACGATCACGGTTGAAGCACTCCAGGCTGTATCTAAAAAAGAGTCGTTCATGCGTGCTCACTTAAATATGTGGGTCAGTAGTCGAGGCAGTTGGTTAGAAGAAGGGGTATGGGCGTCTTGCAAAACTGAGGACCCAATGCCTGCCGGTGGAGTGCTGGCCGTGGAAATGTCAATGGACACAAACCGTTATGTTGGTGTTAGATCGTCAATGTTTGATGGCATTGTGCACACTCATGTCGAGTTCATTGTTGATAACGAAACGGCGCTTTGGTCTGAAATTGATCGAGTCATGGACGACAAGCTTGTTGCCCTGGCTATTACGCCGACGTTAGAAATCCATGCGCCTTTGCATTACCGTCGCCGCATGACTGTCGTTGGTCAGGCCGAAATGTTGAAGTGGACTGGCATTGCTCAAAAGATGATTATTGAGGGTCGTGTTAAGCACTCTGGTCAAGTGAGTTTGTCGGAACACATATTGCGGAGCGTCCTTGTTAAGACTGGAATGGGCGTCATGATTTCTCACAAGTCAAGTCCAGGACCAATAGAACTTGCTAAGTGTGCAGTGTGGGGTATCGCTCTCTCTAGCAAATATCAGAATCGGGCTAAACCCATAATGGTAGTAAGGTGAACTAATATCGGCATCGTGTCGGCGGGTTCGTCGGGGACCCGTCGGCACTCCCCTGCAAAGGAAACCTAATGGGATTATTTAGCAAAAAAGAAGTGACAAAGGCGGCTATTAGTCCTATTCCTGAGGAATCGGTTGCAGCTGCAGTTGGCACCAATTACTACCGACAAAACAAAGCCCCCAACACAATCGGCAGTTGGTATACATACCAGTCTGGGTTGGCTCGTAATCGTGCCATTTCTGTTCCTGCAATTAGTCGAAGCCGTGACCTTATGGCCTCAGTTTTGGCAAGCATGGAATTAAAGATGTGCACCGAGATTTGGAACGGCGACGAGATGGAGACTGTGCCGTTGGCTCCTCGTACCTGGCTACGCCAACTTGATCCCGATATGCCTAACTCGTTTTTGTTCCCATGGATTTTTGATGACTTGTTCTTCTTTGGTCGTTGCTTCCTCTATATCACCAGCCGAACAAAAGACGGTTACATGGCGTCCGCCACCCGTTTGCCGCAGGGCTCCATTGACACGGCCGACGCTGAAGGTCCGGTGTGGTTCGGTAAAAGCAAGGAAATCTATTTCAACGGTGGCGCTTTAGACCCTGCTGACGTTGTTCAGATTTACAGTCCTACACAGGGCATGATTTACATGAGCGAACAAACCATCGCTACCGCTCTGAAATTGTGTGATGCTCGTTTCCGTAACGCAAGTTCAGCAATACCAGCTGGCGTTCTGAAGCAGACTGGTGGGGAACCGTTGTCGGCCGAGGAGTTAGGTGCTTTGGCTGAAGCGTTTAACGAGGCTCGAAGCACTAACCAGACTGCAGCTCTTAACGAGTTTTTGACCTACACAGAAACGACAGCGACACCGGACAAAATGCTGTTGATTGATGCAGCCGAATACCAGTCAAAAGAGATCGCTAATTTATGCAATGTACCCCCATATTTATTGGGTATTTCTACTGGTTCATACGCTTACACGAATAGCGCAGGCGCTAAGTCGGACTTGTGGACATTCGGACTTTCAATGTATGCACAAGCGATTTCGTCAGCCCTCAGCCAACAACTTCCTCGAGGCACCTATGTCAAATGGGATGTTGAGAAGTGGCTAGAAGCTGACAGCTACATGAAAAAAGAAACAGAACAAAAGCAAGAAAACACTCAAGAGGAGTTGGCATGATTAGGTTTAGTTCAAACACTTTTGCTGTAGAAGCTGCAGGCCCTGACGGGCAGGATCGTCGCACCATCACAGGCATCGCAGTTCCCTACAACACTTTTGCAACCGTTTCTGATGGAACAAACGTGCAGTTCGCACCAGGCAGTTTGTCTGTTGAAGGCAAAGCGCCAAAACTGTATATGTACCACGACTCAACACAAGCAGTCGGTTTAGTGGCCGAGCGTGTTGACAGTCCCGAAGCCATGTATTTCACAGCACGAGTTTCTAATACTCGAGCAGGCGACGAGGCTTTAGTGCTCGCTTCCGACGGTGTCATTGACGCTGTATCTGTTGGTGTAAATCCGACAGAGTTCAAATACGACGACGCAGGAAACATGACAATCATCAAAGGTGATTGGGTCGAATTATCGCTAGTCCCACAGGGGGCATTTGCCGGTGCTACGATTACGCAAGTAGCGGCGGAAGCGCCACAAGTCGAAGAACAAAAGGAAGAACCAAAAATGGAACTTAGCCCAATCGTTTCCGAGGAAGTCATTGTGCCTACCGCACCGATCTTTGCTCAGCCCAAGCGTGAGTTCGCTATGCCTAGCGCATCCGAAATGCTCGCCGCTTACCACACTGGTGGCGACACTTGGCACAAAGTAAACGATGCTTTCATTCAGGCTTCAAAGCGTAATCAGACTGCGATTCAAGCAGCAGCTGGTGACATCTTGACATCGGACACGCCAGGCTTGCTCAGCGTCAGCGTTTTAGGTCCCGTGTTCCAGGACCTCAATTACGTTCGTCCAGTCGTTAACGCTTTTGGTGCTCGAGCCATGCCGAACACGCCAAGCCGTCAGTTCATCCGTCCGACCATCACGACCCACACTTCTGCAGCACTCCAGTCAACTCAGCTTGACGCAGTGTCGGCCACCACAATGGTTATTGCTTCAAACACTGTCACCAAGTCAACCGTTGCCGGTCAGGTCACCTTGTCACGCCAAGACATTGACTTCACCGATCCTGCAGCAATGCAAGTCGTCTTGAACGACCTCGCTGGTCAAGTGCTCATCAAGACTGACGACATTGCAGCTGACGCCTTGGTCACAGGTGCTACCGCTTCGGGTTCAACTTGGACTGTTACCGCTGCCGATCCGTCAGGATTGTTCACTGCTCTGTACGACGCCGCTCGAGAAATTGCGGAAGATTCAAACTTCTTCCCCACTCACTTGTGCGTCTCGCCTGACGTATGGGAAAAGTTGGGCCGACAGACCGACGCTGACAAGCGTCCAGTGTTTGGTTACAACGCCAACGGCATGATGACCACCAACTCAATTGGTAACGTCTCTGGTCTCCAGTACACCAGCATGAATGTTCTTGGTTTGAATGTTGTCGTTGACAACAACTTTGCTTCCGGAACCATGCTTGTGGTTTACGCACCAGGCTTTGAAATCTACGAATCAGGCCCGCAATTGTTGAGCCTTGACAACCCGAGCACACTTGGCAAGAACCTGAGTATCCACCAGTACTTCGCCACCTTCGTCGCTAAGTCGAGTTTCATTCAATCAATCACCATCGCCTAACTACTAGCCCGAAAGGCGGTTAGCCGATCATGGCTGTATACCAAGTCACATTCCACCAGCGGTTGGATAACTATGCGGTTGTCCAAACGCTGACGGAACCCGATGTCGCTATTGGGCAGTCAATGACACTCGCTAGTTTGGGTCACGACCTGAACGGCACTCATGTCATTTACGATCTGCCGAGTTACCTGTTTATTGGCGTTGATTCTGAAGGCGATCTTCTTTTTGATGTCAACCAACCGATCCCCAACCAAGTGTTGTTTTATGACGCTGGCGATGATCTAGATCGAAGCTCTACAACTACTGGAACTTTGACCTATACCGAAACTTGCACTTGGGTGACAGGCCCACAAATTGCGACATATCTCGGGATCACAACTAGCGGTGATGAAACTGCTTTCTTGGTGCAGGTTGCTGCAGCTGCAAACTCGTTCTGCTTTCGTAGACGTCAAGAGTCCGGATACACGGACCAACTGACTGTTACGCCTGGTGGAGATGTCACGCTCGGTACGCTCATGTATGGGTCGGCGTTGTATAGACAGCGTGGCTCGGTTGACCAGTTCGCATCATTCACAGATATGGCGTCAGCGCCCACTGTAGGGCTCTCAGGCATCGTCAAACAGTTGTTAGGCATCAACAGACCACAGGTTGCCTGAAATGGCTTACACGGATTTCCTGAACGAGGCACTAGATGATCTGGTCACTACTCTCCAAACTATTTCGGGCCTTAGGGTTGTTAACGATCCTCGCAATATCGCTCCACCTTGCGCTTTTGTGGATGCTCCGACCGTCGAGTCGTTCAACGGCAACATCGTCAAAATGACGTTCCCTGTAACCTTAATCAGTAACGGCCCAGGCAACCTTGACGCACTACGCCAGCTCCTGTCGCTCACTGCTGAACTAATCACAAAAGACATTGCGGTCATGAGTGCATCACCAAAAGTTGTTTCTGTTGGTGGCGCTGACTATGCCGGATACGAATTACTCATCCCACTACAAGCACAGGATTCATAATGGACAGATATGTAATTACAAGTACTCGAGTCGGCGAAATCGGCACAGCGTTTGTTGCTGGCCCGTCTGACGACATCGCCTGGCTACTTGAAGGTGGCTTCATCCAGCGTTCCGACACTCACCCGTCTAAGGGTGCTAAATTGACCAACAAGCCCGACGCAACCGAAAGCACGAAAGGCTGATATCTCATCGCTACCTCCACTTACCTCAGCAATCCGGTCATCAGCATCGGAGCCGTTGATATCTCTGATCAGTGCACCGCCGCAACTTTGACGCAGACAATCCAAGAGTTGCAAGCAAATGCTTTTGGCTCGACTGCCGTTGCTTATGTTGCTGGTTTGCAGAACAACACTTTGACGCTTGATTTGTACTGGTCAACTGCCGCATCGGAAACTTACGCAACTTTGAAGTCGCTTGTTGGCACTGTCATTACCACGATCACCATCAAAGGTTCATCGGCTTCTGTCAGCGCCACGAATCCGCTAGGAACTTTGACAGGCAGCTACTTGCCTACCCTCGCACCCGTCTATACGCTCGGGGCCCTCACGACTTGCTCAGTAACTTTCATGGGTGGCACGTTCGCCTGGTCTGAAGCCTGATCTAACCAAACCTAAACAAAGGACCCGACATGAAACTTACGATCCGATTCGACATCGGTTACGGACCCGTCACGATCACGACAACGCTTGCAACGCTTGTCGCATGGGAACGCAAGTTCAAAATGAAAACGTCAGACCTTGCCGACAATTTCGGTATGGAGGATATGGCTTTCATGGCATGGCACTCAGCCAAAGTCCAGACCGAACACGGCCAGTCAATACCCGTGGAGTTTGACTCGTTTGTTAACAAGCTTGTAGAGATTGAGATCGTGAGTACTGCGTCCGCAAACCCTACGAAAGCGGATCACACCGCCACTCTCTAGCCCAACTGTTAGTCATAACTGGCTACTGGCCACCTGGTATAGACTTTGATTCAGACGACCTCTCGACAGTCGCAAAGATTCTAAAAGAGAGGTGAACCATGTCAATGCAGATTCAAGGACTCGAGTCCACCTTAAAGGCTTTGAAAAAGGTCAAACCTGAGGTTCAGAAGCAGTTCTTTAAGGACGCTAAAAAGATTCTTAAGCCTGTCGTTGATGAGGCGAAACAGTTGTATCCGTATGGCGACCCATCTAAAAAGAATGGGGGATGGCCGTCTGGTATTAGTCGCACTTGGGCACCTGGTGGCAGAGGTTTGTTTCCGTATGTTCAAAGTGCAGCTGTGCGTGGTATTTCTGTTAAGACGTCTTTGTCAAAGAAAAACGATGCTGTTTTAACGATTGTGAACAAGGATGCTGCAGCTTCAATTGTGGAGTTTGCTGGCACTAATTCGAATCGTCTTGCTGATGCTCTAAACAATTGGGGTAATAAGCCTCGAGTGATGTGGCGTGCCTATGAAAACAATGCCGGTCAAGTTGAAGCAGAAATGAAAGTTTCTGTGGATGAGGTTATGGCTCAGATTAGCCAGTTAACGAAAGCGTTGGTGCTGTAATGGCTATTCGTATACCGATCATTACGGACCTTCAGGACAAAGGGATTCGAGACGCCAAGAAAGCCTTTGGTGATTTTAAAGGTGCCGTTGCTAACGCTGAAGGTGGGCTAGGAAAATTTAAGGCTGGGTCCAAAGTCGCTTTTGATGCCGTTAAAGCCAACGCGGGAACGCTTGCAATTGCTGGCGGTGCCGCTCTTGCAACCTTTGCCACAAAAGCAATAACAGCGTTTCAAGACCTTGCGTTAGCGTCAGGCAAGTTTGCGGATGCTACAGGTTTAGCCGTTGAGGACGCATCACGATATTTAGAGGTCGCAGGCGATCTCAGTATCCCAGTAGATGCTGTAGAGGGTGCTATAGGTCGGTTAAACAAAACGATCGGTGCTGACCCTGACAAAGTTCGTAACCTCGGCGTAGATATTGAATATCTAAATGATGGTTCGTTAGACGTCAACGCAACATTTTTAAACACGATTGACCGCCTCAAAAAGATTAAAGACCCAGCCGAAAAAGCAAGAGTTGCGGCGCAGCTGCTTGGCAAAGGCTGGCAGTCCATGGCCGAACTTATTGAGATGGGCGCGGACGATCTTAAAGCCTCTTTAGATTCGGTTTCGGGCGGCCAAGTGATCTCGGAGGAAGAACTAGCAAAGGCTAAAGAGTACCGAGACACTCTTGATGATCTTGGCGATATTTGGAACTCTTTTGTTATCAACGCTGGTGGTGTTTTTGTTGACCTTGTGTCCGACTTAAAAGATTTGACCAGTTGGGAAGGGTTAGGAAACCAACTGAAAGAGGGAATTGTTGGACGGGTGTTTGGCGAAATAGGCGGGTGGTTTAACGACAACGAAGAAAAGGCGAAAGCGGCAGAAGAAGCTGCAAAATCTCTCGCCGATGCCTATAGCGGATATGTTAGTTCAAGGCTTGCAGAGAGTCGCGAAGATATCCTTAAAATGAACCTTGCAATTGAAGATCAAGCCGAAGAATTAGCAATTACCGATCTTAAATGGCAGTCCCTGATTGGCACGCTAAAACTTGATAGTGCAATGACCGACGCTAAAGAACAGTTGGCTGGCTTAAAAGAAAAAGCGGTCGAGGCTTACGGCGGTTCAAAAGAGGCAGTCGATGCATATAACGAAAGCCTCATTAACGCGCAGCTGATGGTCCTTGCCCTTGCTGGCACAGTGACGTTAACTAATGCGGAAAAGAATCAGATTCGAATCCTTGTTGATACTGAACAATTAGATCGCGCTATTACTTTAATTGATCGAATTGGAAGAGGAGTCAACTTAGGAATTGAAGAACGGCGGTTTGGTGGCGCAAGAGCCCTTGGCGGTCCGGTCGTTGGTGGCTCGAGTTACCTTGTGGGTGAGCGCGGGCCCGAGTTGTTTACCCCTGGCTCGTCTGGAAGCATCACACCAAACAATTCTTTA